TTGTTCACAAACGCCGGTTTATTCTGGATGTCCGCGCCATTCTGCCACTTGGACATCGCATTATTCGCCCTATCCACCGTTCCCGATAAACCGAGGTTTTCTACAAACCGTTTTGGGTCAGGGATGTCTGCGCCGTTCTGGTTTTTCTCCAGACGAGAATTAGCATTGTTATTGGCATTGGTCGCATTCTGGTTTGCGGTGTTTGCGTTGTCATTAACAGCATTGAGTGCCGAGTTAGTGGCATAATCCCCTTTAGGCTGCTTTTCATTCAGGGCATCGGTAGCTGCTTTCTGGCTCATCACCGTTGATTGACTACTACCAATTGATTGAACAACATCAGAACGATTGAGTTTTTTATTCAACTCATCGAGTAGCTGATTTGTATTAACCAATTTCCACGCTGAGTTAACTTTATCTGCCGATTCAGTATTAAAATTGATTTTATTATTATCAATTAAACTCTGAAACTCTTTTGTTTCATCATCGGACTGCAATATTGCCCCCTTTGGATATCCGTTAATAGAATTAGCGTATTCCTGAGAGAACTTATATTTGCCCCCCTTGGATAAATGAACGATATTATCGGATATCTGGTTAAATACGCCGTTAAAATCCCTGCCGCTGGGTGGTAATCCCCCAGCAGTAACGGGCATCATTGTGATTTGGGGAAATCCGGTATCCCAAGTAGCTTTTTGACTGGGTAAATCTGATTTATAGCCAGCGGGTATTTCGTCTCGATGCCCGTTCTGAGCGAAAGGCTTTGGTATTAAATTTGGGTTTTTCATTATTCACCTGTTATGCAAATGCTGCTTGTTCGAATGGTTGAAAACCTGTTCCGTAGAAACCGAAGAATTCACCTAACGGTAATTCTGCCATGCTGATCTTGACGCCTGATGGACAAGGTAATATGTGATGGTTATATATGAGATTTTTCTCTAACTCAGACAATCGATACTCAAATACGTATCTCGCCGTCATGTGGCCAGTAATAAGGAAATATGCACGTCCGCCTTTGAATGACGCTTTCAGAAAAGCATTAATGTTGTGTGCTGTTGCGTTCAGAATATTCGCGTAAGCCTTCATCAATATCACTTCTCTGAATGTTGAATCATCCATCATGTATGACGACTCAGTATGTAATCCGCTATAAAACGGCGCTTGGTCGAATGGTGAATATTTTTGAGTTTCATTAAATCCAAAATAATCAACATTCGGATCGGGGATAGATAGCCCCCGATTAATGCCAACTATTCTCCCCCATATATCTAAACCAAATCCCTGTGCAGTGAGCACATTAACCGCCAGATGATAGAACTCATTAGCATTAGCTCTGGGGTCGATGGTTTCATTAAATGAGTTGAGAATGGTGCAGATGGTAGGGCTGTTGGCGTATTGGCTGAGTAGCGTCTCCGCAATGTCTTTCATCATTCAATCCTTATGTCATCTATAGATAGCGTCGGAAATTCATCAATGCCGAAATCCAGATAGTTGACTGCAACACCGTTTTTTCTGGCTATTTGAATTGCAATCAGTCGCTCTCTGGTTGACTGTGCAACGGCGCAAATATAGTCGCTGACAATTAATTTCTTGGCTATCCGTCCTTTTCCTCTCCCTGTTCCAAATTCATCCAGAATGGATTTCTTAATTGCCTCTTTACCCTGATGTGTTAGCCGCAATTTATCCTCAAACGTGACAATAAACTCAATCGGGATGTGATTTGGCCTGATGAATTTAATGTCATAGGTTGGCGGCAGATAAGGGAAGTTGACCGTGTCTTGATATTTGACAGAGGTATTACCGACAAAAGAGCATCCAGAACCGGCTTTAATGAATATCTGTTTAGCAATCTCATTATCATCACCACCCACCACAGAAACAGCGATAGAGTTCCTGATCAACGGATAATGGGTAAACCCAATTTTGACCGTTTCATCAGATGGATTATCGATAACATAACAATCAATGACATTGTTGATATTGGAGACTGCGCCATAAGTCGCGGCATTGGTATTTTTAGCATTGACCGCCACCGATTCCTGCCGCCTCAATTCAAATTCCTGCCGTGATTCCTCATCCCTGCCAACGATAGCCGCCGTTTTATTGATGATAGAGTCAACACCATTGATGTTTTTGACAACGCGGTTAATTGCCCCAATTGAAGCTGTAACCCGACCAGCAGCATCACTATAAACATGAGCCGTTGCTATTCCATCATCACCAATGGTTGCCTCTATCTGAGTGCTCCACGTTTTTCCCGAATCATCAGTCACCTGAAACCCAGCCGGAATAACGGTATTTGCCAACCCGTTAATCGTGATCTCAGCGACTGATCTTGTGGCCTGATGACGCTGGAGAAAATAGATATAGGCCAGTGCATCCTGCATCATGCCGTCAGCGTAACGTGGGTCGAAACTGTTCAGGAGGTTAACAAAGAAGTTGCGTTCGTCGGTGATAATGGCTGTCAGCGAGGTAACTAATTGTCCCTGTGGAGTGTTCATATCGGTATTGAGGTTGTCACCTAAGCACGATTTTAGTACCCGCCACCAGCCATCTATCACCTCCTGAGTTGGGGGCGATAATACCCCATCAGGTGTGATTTGTAATTTCGGTATCATAGTTCTATTCCCCCCTCCCGCCCGTCAATATCGGTAAAATTAATTCGACCTCTCACAATCCGGTCATTTGCTGTGCTCAGTTCCGCCGTGGCTGAAACTACGCCATTAACAGACATTGCCGCGTCCTCCAGATGTTTCCGGTACATCGCCAGTGAGTACCTATTTTTCCCTAGAATCTCTTCCAGATACGGAATGCCGTCACCCTGCGAGTAGTACAGATCTTTCACAAACACCCGACAGGCATTGGCGACCGATTGCGCTCTGGCGTATTGGTCTGAGGCAATAGCAAGATTGCCCGCCGCATCGAGAGTTAGATCCCATGTGGCAGGCATTAGAAATAATGTCCGCATGTTAAGCCTTTTGATTAGGTGGGCTGGTATTAGCGCCTTGTCCGTTCTCGTGATGAGTGTGGCTGTTGTATAGCGATCTCATGCCAGCCATTGATTGGGAGTTGGTTGCTGCGTTGTCAGTAATGTTGCTGCTGGCCTGAATGGTGCTGGTCGCCTTGACTGGTGCATCGAGTTCAATTTCAGAGGCTTTAATGGTGATTTTACCGGGCGAAATAATATCAATGCCACCATCCTTAAAGTGCATAAACTGGCTAGGTGTGCCATTCAACAGGCCACCAATATAGAGGCTATCTGCCATATCATATTTACGTTTACTTCCCGGAGGCGCAGAGCCTTTTACCCGTTTCACCTTCGAAATATCCCGGCTGGCAGTGAAACAGAAACCGAGGTCGCCCGCTTTCGGGTCGAGAATGACTGCATTTTCACCGCCTTGATACCGGAAATACGGCACGTTGTAGACAGTGGCATTCTCATAGATATTCCCCGCTCCATCCACCTGCTGCACCAGTGGCAGGATATCGACATAGCCCACAGGTGCAACACCACCACCATTCACCTTCACTACCTTGCAGATAGTCACTGTACCCATCTTGCCAATGAGTGACCAGATAATGGCTTCCTGACTGCGAGCGCCACCAGCGGCTGTTTGCGGGTCATATAATGAAATTCGTTCACTTCTTGATTGCGACATTGTTATCACCTCTTCGGCTTGCAGCTACTTCCATAAACCACTGTGCTGAGTCCTGCTCTGTCTCCAGAATTGTCCTGATGCCATAGATCAACCAATCCCCGTTACAGATAGCTATCTGGCTGTCAGTGATACGAACGATGCCACCGAACCTCACCAGCGGGTCATAAAAACATTTGAACTGAACGCCTATCATCGTTGGAACCGGATAGCTTATTAATCCGGTTTCGGGTGAGATGACAGGGATTTTCAGCATTAGCCGTGGATGATCTTTGCGGGTGACGGCAACGTTTTTATCTTCGATATATAAATCCAGATTCGCAGCCTCAGCCAGTTGTCGGATTTTCTCGATATCGGTATTACACAGATAAACGTTAGACAATTTCTTACTGACACCGTTGGGCTCAAATGAGTACCCAATGCGTTTGCAGATGTTACCCATGATATTGACGACATCATGCTCACCCTCGTAGCTCTCTGCATCAACGCCAGCCATTTTATCCAGAACGGCGGTTTGAGATTCAATCACCAATGCGACATTAGGTGCATCGCCAAAGTCGGGATAAGCGAAGGTGATACCGCCTCTGAATACCTGCGAAAGCTCTTCGCCTTCCTCGCCAGCCTCTATCGTTACATTGTTCCTTAGCGCCTCAATATCATTCCATTTAATGCGTAATAGTTTCTCCATGACTTCCATAGGCAACCCATACGCCTTAATGCGAGCATGAGGAGCAATAGCGCCATTGCCATAATTGATTTCAGCGCCGATCCTGAGTCCGATTGCAGAGAGTGTATTTTGCCCACTTGAAGTAAATGATTCGTCTTTGCCTGAGAGGGTGAGGGTAATTTTTATAACTTTGCGATTAAATTTCATCATTCCATACCAATTTATAACGGGAGCCGAGGCCGGAATATTCAGGGTCAGAGTTACCCTCGATATCAATAAATACCAGCCACCTACATATATATGTGAGATTTCTACAAATACGGTTACAGACTAGATATTCACCATTTTGTTTTACTGTGGCGAATATATTTTCTAACCGAGTCTCAAGCGTTAACTCAATTAAATCTGTTCCAATAGAAAATGAGGTCGTCTGGTTGGGGATGAGGGATATTGTTATTTCGGCAATCATTGGAAGCCTCCGGATATCCATTTATTAAGTTCTTTTAGCTTCCCTCCCGTTAATTTATCGGCTAATTCATAACCTTCCTCCATCGCAGCATTGAATGCTGATTCCGATTCGGTTATGCCATATTTCCACCATGACTTATCGCCTTTTTCCACCCGCTGTTTCTGTGATTCTACTTTCTGCGTCTGGTCGCCTGTGTCCTTTTTCTTGGCATCATCAGGATTTTTAACATCTTCTTTGTCGTACTTAACCCGAACCTCGCGTATTTCCTCCAGATGTACGTTAACCTTAATCAGCGTCGCGCCATCTTTGGCTTCTCGCGCCAAGTCGTAGCCAACGATAGCTGCGTTGGTGTAGACAAATTCAGGCGTGACAACATGAAATTTCAACGTGCTTTTTGCCAAAATCTCCAGTTGTGCTAAGAAAGCGCCGCGCTCCAAAGTTCCGCCTGAGCCTTTGGTAAGCTGAACGGTAACTTTGTACGGGTCGCTAACTTTGTTGTATGTAGCAAATGAGCCGTTTTCTATCGGTGCACTCACTACCCGATACTGGTTCTGGTATTGCAGTGATATCACGTTATCAGCCAGTAACAAGGGGATACCGTACTGATTGAATATTCCCCAATAATTACCGAACAGCGTATTTATCAACGCTGCACCGCCCAGACTAATTCCAGCATCCAATGCAGCATTGGGAATTCCCTTCCATTTCGGTATATCGGGCATTTTGGGTAAGTCTGGCATTCCAAACATAGACACCTCATTTTTTGGACGTAAAAAAACCGCACGAGGCGGCCTTAGATGTGAAAAACCCGCTCAAAGGCGGGCTTGTTGATTGTTACTCACAAAATTTATGCGGTTTTTTGGTGATGCTTTCTCTTTCCTTGAAGCTCCACTTCTGGTTTGGTTGCAAACATTGCTGGAGCAGCTTTAATCAACAGGTCAACAGCTGCACCCATAGCAGTATATACCTGCTGCGTATCAAACTTGACGTCTTTCATGGTTGCTTTTTGCTTTGACATAATTACTCCTAAGAGATTCTTCTCTCAATCCTGCCAGAGTGGGTTAGTTATTATCTCTGAAATCCTGAGCTATTCTGGCTAGATAACCCATTATTTTAGGGTTTCTTGCTTTGCTGTGGGCATCTGGATGCATTATTGCTAATAGAGAAAATCGATTTTCTTCCAATAGCCCTTGAGCATAAACCAAACACGCATCGTTTTTCGGGTCATTTGGTTTGCAAGTTCTGTAATACTGCACCCTATTCTTAGGAAATGAATCAGGCGGAAAACGAAGATGGATGTGCATCATGCACGACTTGTACGCCGCTTCTGGCTGAGTATAAGCAACGTCTCTGCCAAAATAATCTGGTAATTTTCCAGTTTCTTTATAGCGCTTAAAGTCTTTCAAAATGGCTTGTTCAAGATCTGGATGCTTTAGGAAAACGTCTTCAAAAAAGTCTTTTCTCGTGTGCTTATTTATTGATACGTCTACCTGTTCCATTAATCACCCAGTAAATGAAAAATTCTCAGACTCAATCTTTTTAGTTGTATAAGCAGCCAGTTCTGATAGTGCAGCTTTATTTATATCACTTTTATAAATAGTAGGCAAAACAAACAACTGACGAGAGAAGTCATTCAACCTCGCTATCTCAAACCTAGCTTTTGCCACAGATTTAAGATAGAGCTGCATTTCTTGTTTTTCTTCATCTGGTCGATCTTGCTTCAACATAGCCTTAAGTCCCTGTTCAAACCCTCTTAATGTAGTTTCGCAGGCTTTATTCATTTCCAAGTCGTTTTGAAGCATAACCCCTCGAACTTGGCTTTCATCAAGGCTTAGAAGATTTAGGTAATACTCGCTAATTTCATTAGCTAACGAATCAATGGTTTTTCTTCTTTCTTGATATTGAGTTTTTAACTCATCTAGACTACAGATAGTCTTACCTACATTAAAGTTAAACATACTGCGTTCGCCCCCTGAATCCACTTGCTCAGCAGCAAATGAAGGAACTGTTAGCGCACCTCCAAATAAAAACCATGCTAAACAATTTCTTAGTGATAGATTCATGACGTTTTACCTTATCAAATAGTTGATCATAGTGAATCATAAACAGTCATAGAGTGTCACTAAGTATCACTATATGATACATTGCTTAATCTTACAACTGCGCGTTAAACGGCAATTAGTGGCTTATATAAGCATGATTAAGGAAGATGGGAGCAAGTTAAACGCATACTTTAGAAAGATGGGGTCATGTTGCCATCACTTTGTATTAAATGTTATACATGTGATGAAATTCTATATTTCAGAGATTGAATCAGTGAGTTGTTAACCGAGTACCTTTCTGTTTCTATATGACTCGATCTGAGATTATTTATCTTCCAATGCCTTTATAATATCTGCATATTTAGTTTGAGTATGCAGCAAGGCTTTCCTGAATGCTTCGGAACGAGCATCATCAATAGAGTTAGCTGCATCAGTAGGCTCACGCCTTGATTTATCAGCCTGTCTCGTTATCTTTTGGATGTCGTTAACTTTTTCCATATGCACCTCTTTTTCTGTATGTGTACAGATTAGCAGCACCAATAAGACAGTCAATGTATATAATGCAAGGCTGGTTACAAGCCATCCGTGGCTTGGGGTTAGTTCAGCAAACAGGCTTTCCGTTCGATGCCATTTCTGAGGCTCAATACTGGGCCACTCACATTACTAAATGCTCCATTAAACGCATGGGCTATATCAGGAGCCAGAACAAATAGGTGAGGGTTGAGTCTGTCCCAAACATCCTTTAGATGCATTAAATTCTTGTGTAAGGCGTTAGCATTCCTGAGTTCGGATGATAAGTCGATGTTTGGCTTTGGCAATTCTTCCCGGCCAAGAAATTCACCTTCAATCACTTTGGTCGCCAGATACTCTATCGCAAAGGGAAGCTGATCATGAGTCAGTTCATCAATATGGTTAACCCCAAACTCATGATGAACCATTTGGAACAACTTTTTGCTATTGAGTCCGTATTTACCCATGATGGTATTGACCAGTCCGCGAAGAGGAGTGCGGGATTGAGTTGTGGTTTTAACTGTTATTGGCTCGGCTTCTTTCTGGTTGAAGTAAAAGTCTTCCAGCTTCTCGAAGACATTCCATGCCTGATCGGTATCCAGCATCTTAGCGTGACGAGCAGCTCCGCGTTCCGTCCAAAGAATTAGGCTACGAGCACGTTTACCGACTAACTGACTGTTAGTCAGTCTGTTATCAACTGACTCGCTTAAAGATAGTCTGTTTTTGACTGACTTACTTTGAGTAAGTCTGTTCTTAAATTCTTTTAAAATTGAACCAGTTAACTTGAAAAAATGTTTTCCCTCAACAAAGCGATCTTTGTTGCGCGAGTGGTTAACCTGAATGTTAATAACATCAGTTTCATAAATATCAGCCAATAACTCAGTGGTGATCACTGGAATGCTGTTATGCATGATGGCGGTCATACTTTGTACTGAATTAACGTTTTTAGTAACTTGATTAAGTGGTATACTCAACATGTCTATGTTCCTCGTAAGTACTAGACGTTTTATAGAAGCCCTTGACTGTTCCACCAGTTAGGGGCTTCACCGTTTTACAGTGATAAATCGATACTATTTATCGCGTGATTGTCACTTTTTGTAAAGATTCTCATTATGAATTTGGGAAGCGTCTCGTAAATCAAATTTATAGCGAGCTAATCGATTGCATTAATAACCTAATGTGATAATTTAGCTATCCCCCGCCATCCTTGGCCTTCAAATCCTTACGCTGCTTCTTTCACACTCAACATCTTGGCCAACTTAGAAATACCTTTCGGAGTGATGCGAACCTGTGTTGTCGTTTTTTCGCTACCATCATTTTTCATGACTACCGTTACCTTGTGCTCAAGATATCCAGTCTGAATCTTGTCTTGATAACCAGTCCACACATCCGAACCAATACGACGATAAATCCAATGATTCTCACTTAAGAGGTCAAAAAGAACCTTTGGTCGAATCTGTAACTGTTTCGCAGCATCCGTTACACACATAGAGCCGTCTGATTTTGCGATACGCTCCAGAGCGTCTACGTCTGGTTGCATTTCTTCAACCTTGTGCTCAAGTTCCGCTTTCTGTTCTGCTAAGTCAGCGGCAAGGCGAAGTGCTTCGGGTAAGGATTGGGGGATCTGCGGTTGAGACAGTTTGTTTTCCAGTTCCTGCCAGCGGTCAACCAAGCGAGCAGTAAACTCAGGGGATAACTGAGCAACCACAATAATGCTATCGCGTTTTCCTTTTTCGCCAGAAAAAATATAAGCATCACTGTAAGAATTCGGGCTATTCGATTGAATATTATTAACTTTCCCCATTGGGGGAAGTTGGATAACACCACGTTTTGCTAGTCTTTCGATGGACTGCTTCACTTTGTCATGACGAGAATCGACCAACTCAGCAATTTCAGTGCTTGACATTGTTGCAATGACATTTGTTACAAGGTTTGCTACACTATTCATGTTATTTATCTCGCTTGGTAAATGATATTTAGAGACCTCGCAGGTTGCCGCCTTCGAGGTTTCGTCTTTATGGAAGCTGTAATTCACCTTTTCTCTCCATTTCCATGACTATATCTACGATATATTCCAATTGAACCTGCACGGAACGACGCCTTTCTTCGGCTTTATCTTCTAACCATTGGCGCATTTCGGGTTTCATTCGGAATGGATATGGCGTAATTCTTTTATTATTTTCCATATATCTCACCTTTGTTGTTTGTTACTACATAAGTTCATATTGTATACTCATTATTACTATAGATCCCTATTGTGTCAAGGTGTATTTTAAGGACTCATAAATGAAGTTTGATGATAATTTCCACAAACGTATATCAATGGCTCGGCAGTCATTAAATTTGACGCAAGAAGATCTTGCTAAAAAGGTAGGTGTAGTCCGTAGACAAATTGCCGCATATGAAGGCGGCGAATCCAAGCCAAGGATTAAAGTACTTAATAATTTATCAGCAGTATTAGGCACATCTGTTGAATGGCTAACCCATGGTGAGGGGGAATCTCCTGATCTAAGTAATATCAAAAAGACAGTAACAATTCGTGAAATACCGGTTATATCTATTTCAAATGCCTATGATTATTTGCATTCTGGTGATGAAAGATCAAACAATTGCATTTCTGGTTTCATCCCAGCTCCTACACTTGCTGATAATGACTCTTTCTCAGTTGAGGTAACGGGTGATTCAATGACTTCATTTGGAGTTAATTTCCCTGAGGGTACTATTGTTACTTTCGAACGCCAAGTACGCCCAAGATATGGTGATTTTGTTCTTGTAAGTCACCAATTAGAACGAAAGGTTTATTTCATGCAATATATTTCAAACACTGATAATAAATACTTTCGCCCCTTAAATCCTATATATCCATCAATGCTAGTTGACATAGAGACAGACATTTTAGCGGTTGCCATTCATTATCAACTTGATTTAAGGGATGGGGATCCAAAGCATTTATTCGTATCTCCATATCTTCCTGTAAATCCAGCAGATGAGGAACTTGCTTGGGGGGGGGTACATATAGACATCCCTCAAGATGAACTTGATAGTATCAATAATCGTCTCAACAGAATCGAATCCATGCTTGAGCAACTACTCAACAAAAAAGCCCCATAAGGACTTTCCAGTTTCCCCAAATGGGGGTTTCTGAGAATATCAATGGGTTATATCTTTTAAATTTGCGCTTGGAATCTCTGAGAAGCGGTCACGGAAAACTTTCACGTGACCGCCAAATCATATAGATTGATTTTCGAGCACTATGCATATTCACATAGTGAATATCTTTCAATAGATTGCAGCTTTAAACTAGACAGATTTGTCCAGTTCGTTTTGATAAGCGATGTGTATTATCCAAGTTTGGATTATTTTGATTTTAAAGGAAAAAACCGTAGAGCAAATCTGCGCTACTATACAAATCAATCAGTTATTTGCACTCAATGCGTATATGCTCAAACTTGAGCGCATCTATCAACCTACTGATTTTATTTAATTTCGTCGATTCACCGGAATCAAAGCTGACCTACAAAACTTTCGTAGGTGCCAACAAAAAAGCCCCGTGATGGGGCTATCTCATCTAGTTTAAAAAGTAATATCCTATTGGTGCGTCATAATCATTTAAGTCACCATAACATTGAATCGTTCTTTCACTTCTAACGTTAAAAGCATTAACGCCAGAGAAAGTTATTGTCACGTAATAAAATGATTTACCATTACTACCTCTTCCTTCGCTGAAACTAGATCTTTCGTGTTCATAATATTTGGGGTACTTTAAACTAGCCTGAGCAGTTTCGTCGCACTCACCAAATACTCTGGTTTGAAATTTCTTCCTATCAATTTCATCCTTGTGGGCAAGATAGTATTCTTTTGCTTTCCTTTCTTCCTCAGCCTTACGTTTTTTCTCTTCTTTTTCGTTTGCAATTCTTCGAGCCTGCCTTTCTTTCTCTATCTTTTCGTGCTCCGCAAGTTCTTGCTTTTCCTGTGTAGTCAGTTGAGAAGCTGGTTTTGATTTCAACTGAACGATGTGTTCACGTATTTCTTCCGTTTCATAATGCATATAAACTGCAAATCCGATCACCAAAAGAAGTAAAATTTGAAGTATCTTTTTCATGTTGCACCGATATTTTGAAGAGTAGGCTAAGAATTAAGTCCAAATTTTCTTTTAAGAGCTAATTTATGTTGTTCGATAAATTTTCTTATATTTCCTACTCTTTCCTTTGTCGCGCCCATTTTGACGTCATAATCTAGCAGTATTTGGAGCATTTTTTTTCGCTCACTTTCGGTTACTTCCTTTGCATGAAGTTTAAACATTGCTCTAACTGCTGATACAAACTCTTCGCACGGCACAGGCTCATTACATTCTTTGCTTAAAATATCTTCATTTGGCATATACATAACATAGGATATTCCATCCGTAGTCATTTTTACTTCAGGATTGGTATTATATTTAGGTTTTACATAGGTCGCTTTATCATCCTTAGCGTTGTAATTGTTTAAAACTTCTTTAAAGTTATTAAAAACAATTTTATTCTGGGGTTCGGGAAGACTGGTACAGCTAGCTACGGCGGATACCATAAACAAGACAGCAATAATTTTCTTTAACATTTCTCATCCTCTTAAGATTCGTTAAAGTAATTCTGGCATTTTGTATAAAGAAAATACAGGGAAAACAAAATAGTGATATGCTGTACTCTATGAGATCATAATTTCATGGTGCAATGTTATGAATTCAATCAAAGCATTATTATTATTAGCTATATCAACAATGGTACTTGTTCCCGTTGTCTCAGTAGCAGACCCTGCAAACGAGAAGCATGAATCAATGGTAAATGTTGGTGGTGATTACTATATGGATTTGCGAAACGGTGAAATATACGGCATTTATGACGATCCAAAACCAATTAACGGTATTGACCCTTGGAAGGGGTGCTCTGATCCAGTAACAGAGCGCGTTACTGTCAGTTCTACTTCACCAGACGAAAGAACTATAGAAACCTTTAAGGTAAAAAATAGTAATGGTGACCATGAGACATTTGATATTTCTCCAATTTACAAAGACATCCCAAACTACGCACGTGGCTATATACGTTTACTGATAAAACAAGATGCAAAAATAAATCTAACCTCTCGCGGATGTGGTAGTGGTATTTTTCCTACCTTTGTAGCCGCAGAGAGGTAAACGATAAAATCAATCAGGGCTTTTACCCCATTGACGGGATAATTTGAGATAGATTAGTCCTGATTGCCTCTGTCCCATCTGCCACAGTGCCTTTGATGGTTTCTGCATTTGAATGAACTATAACATCGCCATTCATATCTACTTTGATATTAGTCGCGCCAGTTGCAGGCATAGCTCCGATTCTGTTGGTTTGAGAGAGGAATTCATGAGGTGCGTTCATATCCATATTTGGAACAAGTGGTTGATTAATCCTTGCTTGAAAATCAGAAATTGACTGTACAACTCCCTGAGCCTTCCTGTTCTTTTGTTCCTCCTCCATGTACTTTTTAGCTTTTGGAAGGTATTCACGTGTTTGTTTTGGCATTTTATCCATGCCAATATTTTTCACGTTTCCTATACCCCAATTATATCCAGCCAGCATCTTATCCTTATCACCATTAAATGCTTTGGATAGATCGCCGAACATTCTGGCGGCTGCTTCCATTGATTTATGAGGATCGAAAACGTCATCACCCGTTAAGCCATAACTCTTAGCGGTAGAGTCGATAAATTGAAACATACCCTTGGCTGTACCATACTTTGTCATAGGTCCAACTGCATTTGGATTGCCAGCCGATTCCGTCATCGCAACTGCATACAATAAACCAGCAGGAAGATTGTATTTTTTCTCAAGTTCAGCAAACTTATCAGCCATTGAATCAAGTAAGGATTTTCCTTTTAACCCCTCTGTTTGAGGCTTAGGCAAGGCTTTAGGTTTATTTTTTGCAGCGTTAGCGGCGGTCTTTGCAGCTTTCTTGAATGAATCAACGGTACTTCCCACCACTCCAGGCCAGTTAGTCCTGCCTTGTTCATCTGTATTGCTTGATATGGTGTTTGAGCCAAATTTCACTGCCTCAGTGATAAGTTTTACTTCGGGTAACGACTTTGCTGAATCCAGCAGTATTTGGCCTTGTTCCGAAGCTGATCCTGCATTCATTAATTTCTTGGCTGTTATTATAGCTTCTACCGCTTTAACACTTCCTTTGGCAGTATTTTCAGCAAGTGAGTCCCAATCAAAGTTATCAATCTTGGATTTTAGCTCACTGAATGCCCAGATAGCTCCTGCAAGCAATGCTCCCGGCAGACCAAAGAATCTGAGTAAGCCTAATCCCGCCAGTGTCAACGAGGTTAAAACTCCAGCCAACCATGGCCCACCAAGAAATAATGCTAGGCCACCTAGGGTTAATTTGAATCCGTCCAGATCACCCTTGGAATCAGTGAACCATTTCCCGATAGTGGTATCCTTAAACCATTTTCCAAACTCATCAAGTCTCTTTAGAATCCACGTTATTGATTCATCCCAATCTTTCCAATTTAGTACAGAATCGCCACCTTTCTTCCATGTCTGGTAATCGTCATAAAGCACCCAAAGCGCAGCAGCAAGAGCAAGAATCAATCCAGTCGTACCCAACAATGGAGCAAATGCCGCCAGCATAACTGCACCAACACGCCAAAGAACAGGAATAAGGGCTGCTGTCAGAAATACGGATAGCACCTTAAAGAGATTGAGTGCGGTATCTCGGTGCTTGTTCAGATACTCAAGGAACCCTGTCATCATTGTGGAAAGTTTCAGTAAGCGTGGGATTAGATAATTGGCAACAATGGTTTTCAATCCCTCCCATTGCTGACCGAGTACCGAATTTTGCTCCCTGAGTTGGCGGTTTAACTCCAGTTCCTCTTTGGTGGAGATGACTACATTTTTTTGCGCGTCCAGCCGTTTCTGAATAGCATCACGACCCTCTAACAGAGTGTTAATCGTTCCCTCATCCAGCCCCATGTTTTTAGCAATATTGTATGCCTGTGGGCGTTCCATTTTTGACATGCTGTCAGCCATATCCAATAGTATGTCATCCAAATTGCGGATCTTACCGTAGGAATCTACTACCCCGATACCGAGTGCATTGAAAAAGGGCAATATGGACGCATCGCCCATTGTGACCAAATCCCACAGCGACTTGTTGAGACTGGTCATTGTTGCTGCCATACCATCAGCGCTGCCACCGGACATTTCCGCGACGTTCTGCCACTTCTTGATGGTTTCCGCGTTCATGCCGAGGTTCTTGCTCATGAAATGGAGTTGGTCGTTTGACTGCGAAACTTCGCTCACCAGTTTAGCCAGTCCACTGGAGACAAATATAGTGGTAAATAATCCCGCAAGTGCCTTAATTGCACCGTTGATTGATTTATTTAAATCCTGAACACTGTCGGAAGTATCGCCGACCCTGTCAGAGAAGCTTAGTACCATACTGGATGTATTTTTGGCTGATTTACCAACGGTCTCAGTCGATTTGGTCAGTTCCTGATTGGATTGGTTTAAATCGTTGGTGCTATCTGCGGCCTCATCAACTCCGTCAGACAGCTTCACTACTGCGGTAGATGCGCCGTCCGATTTTTTAGACAGGTCATCAAGCGCTTTGATTGCTTTGTTTGCGTCATTAGCAAAGCCGGACATGTCCAGCTTTAGCGCAACGAGCAGTGTGTCAACTAGGGTCGCCATTAGGTTTCCTTTTTTAGACGTAAAAAAAGGCCGCATTGCGACCCCTTGATATTAATTAATACCTGCTTTTCACCACATCAGGCGGGGTGATTCCTCACTTACCGCAATCAAGTAAAACTGATAGGTTGGTTGGTCCACAATCAAAATGAGGAATGAGAAAATGGCAGATTTCATTGTTCGCGTAGAATTACATAAGGCCGATGCTAGTGATTACGAGTTGCTCCACGAAAAAATGGAGGCGAAAGGTTATTCAAAAGAAATTAAAGGTTTATCAGGCAAAAGATACAAACTACCCTCAGCTGAATATGAAGTTACCAAAAATAAAACTGCTTCTGATATTCGTGATGAAGTCGTCATGATAGCTTCTGGCGTGAAGAAGAATCCTAGTGTCCTAGTAACAGAATCAGCCGATATAGCATGGTCTTTACAGACTATGTGAACCTTTTCCATTCGAATCACATATTGGTAATTTTTCGTCTTCATCACTCACCCAGCTTTGTGTCGGATCTTCTGTTTCAAGAGCGATAAAGCTGTCTCTAATATTTCGGGCGATATATTTCGCCCTGTCATTATCAATATAGCGGAGAGACTCCATTTCTATATTGAGCGCATTCACTAAGGCTTCTCGTGCTGCTTGTTGTGATGCTTCAGTTAACTCTTCGAATTTCATATCCATCACCTGTTTAATTAATTAAATTTAACTAAATCCACGCTTGCAAAGGACGAGAAAGAACCGTAGCACACTAATCATGGTTGCCACTCAGTTCCTCTATCAAACGCTTGTTGTATTCGCTGACCTGATGCACCTCGATTAGGTTCAGCGCATCTTCGAGACTGTATATCGTGGAGAGTTCGGAATAGGTTGCGTACCCTGATGTAATAACCTGATACGCAACACTGGAGACATTCAACGTTTCAGCTATGACCCCATCTTTCAGCGGCAGGCCAGCTTTTAATTTTTCAAGCCGGACCCACCGCCTTGAGTTAAAAAATCGATGTGGATGACGAAGGCTTCTTTTCTCAGCAGGAACATTGTTTTGACATCGCTGATATCAGAGTTGAATTCGATACTACGGGCATTGCCGACAGACGGAACGATTTGGACGCATTCCAGTAACTCATCCAGTAGCGGAATACCGACATCAGGATCGATACGAGATAGCGCCTTAACTGCCACCTGAGCCATGCCCATCATACCCATTTCAGGACGAATATCGCCGATATCAATGCCGCCATTAGCGACGGCAAATATTGCTCTCATCGCCCAATTATCGGCTTTAATAACGGGCATCTCAGTGATGACAAATGTTTTACCCACATCGCGACCGGATTCAATAGTGATGGTTGTTGATTTCAGTGCCATTATGCGATTTCCTCCGCACCGTTAGTGATCATGTTGAATTTGTAGCTGGTTCCGTCCAGCAGCTTCTTACCACTGGCACCACCCGTCATGCTGATAAGTCCACCTGTGCCGGAGTAGCGTTTTCCAATGGAAGGCATCTCAACAATGATGTCGATATATCGCGCTTCCATGTTGCTATTGAAGTCTTTGCGGATGTTTTCCAATATCTGCGTCGATGGACTGTTGGCCTCCAGATACAGTGTCCACGGCGTTTCATGAGGGATGTAGCCCATCGACTGCTTACCATCCACCCCAATGCGGGTTTCTCCCAGCGTGACCTCGCCGAACTCCCATGCATTGTCAGCCTGAAAGCCGTTAATAGTGACGTAATCATCATAAATCCCTTTGCATCTCAGCATCAGTACCGAGTTCGCTGATGTGATCGTACGTGGGTTATGTCCCATTGGCATAATGCTGTCCTCTTACTGAACGTTGATTGAGGGGAGTTCGACTTTCTGGACGCTGCCACCATCGGCATACCAGAACTTCAATGGCATGGATTTTCGCAGACCGCGAGTCTGTGCCGGAGTTTCACCAATACGCAAACACCAGCCCTCGGCGTTTATTTGTGCGGCAGCATCGAAACCCGCTTCGATATTAATTTGTTCTTTCTGTTGCTCGGACAGAGTAATGCCGCGTTGGATAGCACCAAAATTCAGCATCTGGTTAATCGGGTCTTGGATAGCTGCGCGATGAATCGCTTTCCCTGGCTCGTTGTATGGAATAGATTTGAATGAGATCAGCATGGTCATTAACGCCAATTGCAACTGACTATTCAGATAAACCTGATTAACATAGCTGTCCAGCCATTTGAATTTGCCGGAAATCGAACCCTGATTCACAAAGACAAATCGGTCGTTTGCCGTGCCGTAAGCACCGTAGAAGTTGAACCTGAGCCGTATCAGTTCATCAGCCAACGCCTTGTCGGTCACAGTCGGAGTTAATCCCTCCTGACGGCGGAACGCGAATGTTGCACGACCATTCAGCTCGTTGAAATTCAACGATGCCGCATAGGCACAGGCAAATGCGCCGTGCGTATGATCGCCGTACATCAAGCAAGTACCGCCAATCTCAGACTCCGTAATGGCATTAGATATTGCCTCCAATGCCACCAGCTCACGACTGTTTGAATACAGCACATGCACATAGCGATCATTCTGCAACGTCACCCATTTGGAGATAGCCAGTTTCTCGTCGGAACTGAAATCACCCATTGCCATGATGGAGACAAAATTGCTAACCGCTTTGGTAATGCGCGGCATCAGTTCATCGATAGTGTCAGCATTGATACCGTCGTTCTTCTGTGCGGTCTCCTCTGTCAGCCCCATGTACTCAGCCAAATCGCCAGAACCGAAACCAATAGTGCCGGTAGTACCTTTTGTCGCGCCTTCAATGGTAAACATGCGGCTGGTTGCGTCATATTTGCATGTGCCAACCTTCGCCAGAGAAGCCGATACCGCCTCGGCCAGCGCAGAATATGACTTGATGTCAGCAGGGGTAATGGTGACTACCTGTCTTTTCCCATCGATATCCAATGCTAATCCCTGTGGGATATGGTTAAAATCAGTCCTCAGCGGTACTTTATTGCCAACCAGTTTTGCCGCCTGTGCACTGGTTACCATTGACGCGATATACAGTGTTTCGGGGCGGGTTGTTGAGCCAACGAAGCCAGCAAAATAGACCTGAGCCGATTCGTGCTCTTTGGACTTCGCACCAAAAATTTCAGCGACCTGTTCAGCAGAGCCGAATGCCTTAACACTCAGCATGGCGCTTGGCGTGTTTTTAGTAATAAATAGGGCGTTCAATGCCAGTGGATTTCCGCCAGTGCCAACGACACCGGGCAGAACACTGACGATGTCACTCGCCGGAATAGTGTTCATGTATTCACCTTAAATAGAATTGATATCAATAGAGAATTTGTCAGTGCTATCGACTGAGTAGGTTATTTCGGGGTTGTATTGCAGTTTGATTTCGAGCATGACGCGGTTTTCGTATTGCGCCGCTTCATTAACTAACACATTCTTCTTGGGCTGCTCACTGTAAAGTGGCTGGCATTTCTTCAAGCGAGCCGTGGTGTAACTGGACTGCCACAGATTGGCCACCACCCGCGCCCGTGAGTCTGCGTCCACTCCGTAAAAATCTAACTGTATTGTCAGTTCTACTGAGCGTTGCGCCGTGATTTCTGACGATTCGTGATGGTAATAATTGGCGATGTAATCAATATCACGCTCAAACAGGACGTGCATCACAATGCCGTTTTGGGGAACCGGGACACCGTTCTGATAACCCTGAACAACATCACACTGGAATAACTCAACAAGCAATCTTCGTAACTCAATAAATATATCCCTGTGAGTAACGGTTATTGTCGCCATAGCAGCACCTTAACCCATGTCGGGTAGGACTCAATAACCTGCGTAACATTCCACTCAGACACGGCATCTTCACCATAAGCAGCAAATTTCATCCTGTCAGAACCTTTATCTTTCGTTCTGCGCAACGCTGAGATTTGTCCTTTAGCGTAGGCATAGATGAACTGCCCTTGTTGGTTGATAACGCCGAGATGATCTAAATCCCGTGTACTCAGGCTTTGTAACTGCACGATAATGTCATGCTCTGAGTAATCGGGGATTTGCTCCCCAGCTTCATTAATGGTGTAACCGTTGTTAATGACCAGAACGGCGTTGATATTCGGGTTAACGGTAGTGATGAGGCTGTTGGCCATTTCTCTGATATTCATCATTCACCTTATTTTGGATGTAAAAAAGCCGCTCAAGGCGGCTAGAATCTAAGTATTTAAAACATCAAATAGGATAGGGTTATTTATTTTGTTTCAATTGCTGTTTTCGTATCTTAATCACAGCAATTGCGCCTTCCTCTAAATATATTCTTTTACTTTTCCAAATATTGCCTTCCCTTACAGCTCGCTGCCATTCTATAACTTCCGCATATTCTGGCTCTGAGTATATATGTTTAAATGCTGCAAGATTGGCATCCTCCACTGCTTCAAAGTGCTTATCACAAATCTCAACAGTTTCTGAGGAAATCTGCACGGCTCCTTTTTTGGTGTTTATAGCTTCCTTTTCTAGATATTCCGTGGCGCATGAGATTAACTTACTCCGCTCTTCAAGTATCTTAGTGCGATACGCTTCATTCGTTGATCCAGTGTCTGCAAATGTATTGCCAATACCCGCAAATAGAACAATTAGTGCAAATTTAAATCTCATCGTTATTACCTTTAATTAAGTGTCGCGATGATAACAGAAAATATGGTATTGAAGCGGCGGGGATGGTCAATCCCTGACTTTAATCACTTCGTAATCAATCGCCCTTTGCAAACTGCCGGAATCAACCAGCGTCTGATTCGGTGATGCCCGCTCCTTGCGTACTTTTGCTGCTACTGTTGCCGGAGCATTAGGGGGTGGCAGTGATTGCTCGATACTGTCCTTAATGTCCGACGCCATTATCATACCTAAGGTATTAAATGCCGCTTCAATACCACCAGCCTCCTGCAACCGCCCGCGAATCTGAGCGCCGATGAGTTGGCCCCATTCACCCGATTTATTAGCGATGGTGCTGCGCATAAAGGGGCGTGGCGGAATATTTCGCGTGCCAAATTCATTCGCGGCAGCATAGGGGGCAATAGGTTCCCCCGTGTCTTCATTGGTTGCACCGGCTAACACACCCGCCTGTACCTGAATACTGGGTGTTCTGGCGATACGCTCCAGTGCTGCTTTGAGTTTATCGCCGCCTTTGATAGCCATATCTCACCCCCACGGATGGTAATGTTTCACTGCGGAATATCGGCCACCCACGACATACTTACGGGTCGCCTGCCAGTACATTTGCCCGCATGGTGTGGTTTTAAACCATGAGGAATTGGCAACATCTGGAACAGCAAACGAGACGCTCACTGAACCCTCTGATGCATTGGACATTGGCCCTGCCTGATTATTGTTTCCCCATAATGTCACTGTGGCGATATGGCAGGTCAGCAAATACAGCAGCGTTTTGCGTTCCTGTATACCATCAGGCTCATAGGGGATATTGGAATTGTCCGAGTTATCCAGCAACAAACAGGCCACATCAAATGCCTGTTGAAGCTGCCCTTCGGTTAGGGCACCAGCAAACCGGGGGTACAATTTCAGGAACTCGCCACTGTCAAATGTGACGATAGCCATTAGGCAGTCTCCTTCGCTGGCTCTGTTGTAGTCTTGCTGGTATCTACTGGCTCACGACCGTGGCGCAGCTCTTTTTTCTCACTGGCTTTGTCGTTAGCACTGGGTGCTTTCTCATCCCAGATACACAGGTTGTTTTTGAATATCTCCATCTCACCATAGGTTTTCAGGATGTAATCCCATTTATCCGCATCTACCATCGTTTCCCCATAGAGACCAACGGGAAGCGTACCTTTTTCCATTCCAAACAGATGAAACGCGTTTCCTTTCAGAACCACGTTGGTGTCATCCGGCATAGGAAACGCAATCCCATGCGGATGATTCAGACGAACACTGACGGTTTTACTTTTTGACATGCTTTTCTCCGGCATAAAAAATGGCCTCCTGAGAGACCATGAATGTTGATTGTGATGTATCCGTTACATGCCCGTCATTTGAGCAACAGCAGCAGGGATTCGGATCACTGCACCATAGGTAGTAGCTGTGAATTTCTGTGAGAATGAAGATAAATCCGGCACAATGCGGCCTGCACGCATCTTCTCACCGAAGCCCAGCAATCCCGTTTCCATGCCTGCCACTTTTGGCGCGATTAGTTGGATGGTTTCGCCACTTGGGCCACCTAATTGTGGCAGGCTGACCAGCTTGAGATTGCTAAAGTAGGTCGTCAGCATCTTCATAACAGAAACGTTAAAATCAGTGGCATCCCCCAGTTGCACACGCAATGTTGGTGATATAGCCAGAATCAATTCATCACTTTCAGAAATTAACCCCTGAGTCTGATTAACCAAGCGCGCGAACAAGTTCAAGATATCTCGATAGCGTTGCTGCGTGGTTTTATTTAGCCATTTAGTGGAGCCTTTTTCACCCGTAGGCGCGGCTGCGATGGCTGGGTTTAAATTCGGGTCGTTCAACGCACCGTAAATTTCACGACCTGCCACCCCTAACAAATAAAACTTGTTACTGTCGATATCGATAATAGTCGCAGCAGCGCGTTGTTTATCCGCAGCTAAATTGATTTTCGCCCCCGATGCCATGTCTGCTTCTAAATCACCGTATTGGATCACGGTTTGGTAACGGTACTGCTCACGAGTATGGTGCTCATAGTTTGTGCCGGATTTACCGGAATGTCCGAAATCCGAATAGGCGGCGGTATTACCTGTGACTTCATTCGCACGCCATTTCATATAGGGCGTTGTCCAGTCCCCGCGCTTCTCTTCGCTGTACAACTCACGGGCATTACGTATTGCCGTCAGTATTTCAATGACGGTCGGGTCTACATAGGCCAGCAACTCTGCCGGAACGGTCGAGTTTGGCGAAGTGATTAACGCAGCATCCTGAATCAGTCGTGGCATATTGTCACGGGTGATCCATTCGCGTGCGCCGTTGAAAATAAAGCCATAGAGCTTGGCTTGTGCAAAAGAAGGTGTACTCATTCTGTTCTCCATGCACGCATGACAAAGCCCACCCGTTATTTCAGAGTGTCGTCATGCGTGAAAATGTTCGGTCGGGTAGTTAGGCGGTATGCCAGTTAGAAATGATGGCTTGATTACTGTCAGCGTCGTAGTATTTGACAACCCAGTCTGTTTTGACATGCCCCTCAATCGTCGATTTAGCATCGGCTGTCTGAATACTGCCATCAGTTGTGGACGCAAACGCCGCCTGACCAATTGCCGCACTCTGGTTAGTTGGCGCACACCAATAATCACCACGAACCGCCACCGTGACGTCAGTCTGGTCTGGGATCATCATCGTGCCCGGTGATATCAGGTTGTAGTTGTAGTACGCCAGTACACGTTCAACAAAGCCAACGGGGGCGTCTTTACCTGTTGTGGAAGCCTTCACCTGCCTGAATGGATCTGTGCCCGCAAAGACAAAATGGCCGATGGTGATACCACCTTCTGCCCGTGGGTTGCCCTGTGTGTAAATCACCGGGTTTTGCGTTGCCCTGTCACCGGGGACAGCCGGAGCGTAGTACAGGCCGACTTGTTTTTGTAATGCCATGATAACCTCTTAAAGTTTAATGTTTTTCAGCCCTGCAAATGGGCCATCCAATTGAGCGGGCGCGGCATCCATCACCGGATTTGTTGCGAATGCCGACGGTTTTTGCGCGGCTAAGATGTCTACCATGCCTTTATACGCCGTCTTGTCGTATTTCTTGGGGTCATAACCCTTATTTTTCAGGGCGTGCGCATAAATCTCTTCGGCACTGTCAAATGCCATCACATCCACTTCACCCACCAGCGGGCGGACTTTTTGCCCGGCTTCATTGAGTGCCCGAAAATGGGTCTTAGCTTGTTCAACCGCCTGATGACGAATGGTGTTGGCGTCCAGTGTTATCTTTGGCTTGCGATCCATAGCGGCTGGTTTCTCCTTTTTTTCCTCTGGGGGAGGATTATTCACCGTGTTAGGGGCTGCCTGAATGTTATCACCGACAGGATTAGAGGCAGGGTCGCCCCCAACAAGCTCATGAGCGAATTCCATACCACTGATAAAGACTTTAACGGCTTCTTCATCATCAGTTGCCAATCCTAATTCCGTCATTTTTTCTTTTACGGAATCGTTATCTATTACGAATTCCTTCGGCTTCTGGTTTTCAGGTGGCAGAGCCGCATTCGGATCATCTTTCGCGATAACATCAGGGTTATCAATTTTGTTTTCTTCTGACATCTCTTGTACCTTCAATTGAGACGGCAAGCCGTCATGTACGTATACATCGGGACCCGCCCGACCTTCTTTGACCAGTGCCACATGATTCCCCCGGATATTTCGCATGACGAAATCATATGCAGCACCGTTAAATTCGCCCGATGTGAAATCGGGTTCAAAAAAATAGCCGCAACTCAACTCCTTGAGCGAGCCATCCGCAATAGCATCAATCGCCATCTGGTCAGTCACGGTTAGTGCATTATCCAGATAGGGGGCATCCCAGACTGGAGTTGTTCCAATCGAGCCTACGCGCAACTCTTTTAACGGCTGTTCGGCACTGTCCTGCTTATGAATATAAAGCAGGGGGACACCGTTAAATGTTGATTGGGCGGTTTCCAATTCATCCCCGGGGCGATAACCGTAATACATCCGGTCTGGCTCTAGCCCCAGATCTTCCCAGCCGGGGATTTCCCGACCGATATACGGCACTACTTGCTCTTTGGTGAGATGTGTTTGGGAGACGTGGAGATAGCCGTTGTCATCAATACGCCGTCGGCTCCCCTCGTCAAACACGACTGAGTTTTTTTCTTTAGACATTGTTAACCATTTCCAATTTGAGGAATGACAGGCCGGAAGTCACATTTACAGTTGATGAGTTCACCGGCATGGATATGACGCTGTACATGCGGGTCATAGCATCCCTCACTCAGATTGAAGCGCTGACCGTTCATCTTGATGTGCGAATCACGGTAGGATTTGCTGCCACCCGCTCGGTGTATCCAAATTCCCTCAGTGATACCGGATGATTTACAACGTTCCCGCGCAATGGCGAGGGTTGCCTTGGCGTTCTGGTCACGGGCAATGGTCTTGGCGCGGCTTTCTGTCACACCGTAGCGCTTTTTCAATTCTTCTTTCAGGAAACCGACATCCCGCCCATTGACGACGCTTTGTTGCACCAGCGTTTGAACTTGCGTTAGATATTGCTCAGGAATGGACTTAATCAGGGATACTTGCTGCTCATACAGACTATCTAAAACATTTTGCACCTCAGGGGTAACCCGCATGTTGACGGTGATACTGTCCACCCTGAGCTTATTTTTCACCGAGTTTGACGCATAGGTATTGGCGCGATTGACGAACCAAACCGCAATGGACTCGGCCATTTGGTTAAACTTTACTTTCCATCGTCCCATCACCGAGAACAGTTTCCGATTTAACTCTTTAGCCGGAGACGCATCACCGATAATTTTAGGCTGCTGACGTTTGTATTCTGCTGATATCCAGTAATCAACCGAATCCGCCATTTCCTGAATTAGCCCCTGCATCCGGCGATAATATTCCCTCTCCAGTCCCGCGTTGGGGCGTGTAGATCGCGCCGTTTTCGATTTCTTCTTGCCCATGATTGGCCTCTGGAACCTCATCAACATCAATGCTGAAATAGTCACTGTCAGGATCGACAGACAGACGGCGTCTTGCCTCTTTCTCCGAGATAACACCCGCGTCAACCAGCGAGACATCTCTATCGGTCTTAATCTTCTGTGTTTCAGCCGTAGACTTGGCATCATCCTCATTTAAATCAACAAAATTGAATTTCACTGACTTATCTAATCGACCTAATTTGACCACTTGAATGATATCCAACGCCTTTTGTAGCCCTGCTCGCAGCACTTTCTCCTGCTGACTCTTAACGTGGTCGTTGTAGTTTTTGATATCACTCTCTCCTGTCGCATTAAATCCACTGGGTGAGACGCCCAGTAACTTGACGGCAGGTGTCCGGTTAATTGCGACGATAAATTCCAATGTCTGGCGAACAATATCTGTCACTCCCGACAAAGGAGTTTCAAGCTTAACGATATCTTCCATTTCTTTATCAATTGCCAGTACTCCATCATTGGAACGATGCCGGGCCATGTATGCTAATCGCCCATCGAGCGACTTGGTTGAGTGTGGATTCGTCAGGATGTCTTCCATATCCGTTTTCATGACAGTGAGTGAAAATTTTTCCAACAGTCTGGATACTGCCGCTCGCGAATCCTGAAAATGAATGACATAGTCATACAGCAATTGCGCCTGTGGCATTCCCATGAAGTTATAAGAGGGCTTCAGTAACACTGGAACTTCTTTGCCACAAATACGGATTAGCCGGGATACGTGAACTTCTTTTCCCAAAATCCACCATGTATCAGGATTAAAATATTGAGAGCTGAGCGGGTCAGTACTTTCATATCTGCCCGGAAAGATATTGATAGGCTCCACCAACACAAAGCGCCTGAAACTTTTCAGTTCTCCTGATTTCTCTGAAACATCCAGTGGCGTCAGTAATTGATTATCTGTAGCGCCAGTATCAATGAAAATCATGCAGCCACCGAAGTAACCGTCATACTCAGCTGCTTTGTTGAAAATATCCTTCACCTTGAGATCAATCAGTGCGTCTTCAATGGCTTTATTATCATCAGTTCCATCACCCTGACCATCAGTATCAACCGCTTTGATTTCAATCCACTCACGCGTCATATCATTAGCAACTGTTTCAATGCACGCCCGAATTAACCCGTTCTGCGTCAATGATGACAAAGCGGCATAGCCCATAAATGACGGCCCCAATGCATAACCTTGTCCATGTTCCCACGCATGCTGAATGAGAGTGTATGCCCCCGATGAACTCAAAGAGCTGTCCATTGCCATGACAGCCTCTTTCGGTGCTCCCAGTGTTTTTACTGGCCCATAAAGGCTTTTAACTTCATCATACGTAGGGATGTATTGTTCTGATTCCAGCCTGTCTAAAATGGATTGAGACAGCGCAAATCCCCGCCGCCGCTTTTCTGCTTGACGTTTTTTTCTTGCCATAATTATTTTTACCGACGAATACGCGAATGCATCGCTTGGTTAATGATGTCCGGGTTCATACTGATACCCCGTTTCTTCTGATACAAATCACGTAATGCCTGTGTCATGGCATCCACCACGTCATCATGTGCGCCAACGGGGAATGTGGTGATTTCGTCCACGAACTGGGTTACCCACGGTTTAATGTCTTTATCAGGTAAAAAGATATTACCGGCTTCCCACTCTGCGGTGACGGCATGAGCACGGGCGATTTTACTGCCATCCGGTTCGACGGGGATCAAGCCGGACACCGTTGACTTAAGGGTATCGATAACGGCTGATCCGTTGGCTTTATCTTCCACCAGCTTGCGTCGGCCTTCGGGGAAGTCTTCCGCCATTTTCTTGACGGCTTTTAATGTGGCCGTAAAGCTCATGCGTTCGCGCACCTGATGCAACAAATAGGCGTTAGCGCCTTTTTTACCCCAGACTTGCCCGACCACATAGTCCGTGCCTTCGGAGTCCTTGAATGTCATATCCCAGCTATGGATGACCTTGTCGAACTTCTCAGGCAGGTCTTTCGGCAGGTAGTATTTAACCCAGTCTTCTTTAAAGATGGTGCCACCGGAGGGCTTCGGTGATTGCTGGTACATGGCTGACCAGAAATAATCACCAAACAACGCCTTCTTTTCCAATAAAGAATCAATCGGGTGCAGTTCAGGCACCAGCGCTTCACCATGCTCATTAATGGCAGGAAAGGCCAGTACCCGCGCCTTACCACTGGCTTCAATCACTTTGCCGGATAAGTCATCCGTCGCCCAACGGGTCGCCATGATGATTTCTCCACAGTTTTTAGATAGACGGGTTTTGAAGGTGGAAATGTACCAGTTCCAGATGCCAGATTTGGTTGTCGGGCTGAGGGCTTCTTTCGCGTTCTTGATAGGGTCGTCAATAATGCCGAGATCTACTTTCTTACCCGTTAAGGGGCCACCGACACCCTGACTGATATAGACCCCTTTGCGCCCGACAATTTCGAAGGTTTCTGAATTTCGCTTAGCTTCCACTTCAATCGTCACCACCCGGCGCGCATTCAGTGCTGATTCAGGAAACAGTTTCTTGTACTCCTCGCTCATCATAATACGCTGTACATCACGGTTCATGTCACTGGCAAGGTCTTTACCGTATGACAATCCAGCAACACGCTTATCGGGATGCTTACCAAAGAAGTACGCAGGCAGATAACGTGAGACAATATCAGACTTACCATGCTGAGGAGGTGCACCCAATATCAGGATAGGGCGCTGACCCGCCATCATGTCGATTAGAAACTCATCCAGTGCCGCACAAACCTGTCGAGAAAAATCACTGGTGATATATTCGGGGTTTATGTACTGGATGAACTCATGCAAACTGCGTCGTGCAATCTCCCGCTCGATAGCCTCATCCAGCATTGCATTATCAATATCCATGTCAGCACCAAAAGTAAGAGAAATGAGCCGCTCGCACCAAAATCACATCGAAATGACTTTCGTGTTTTTGATAACAAATCAATAACAAATAAATGCCCGAAATCGAGGCAGAAAAGTAAAACTTTTAGCCGTTTAGGGTGATATTTTGATTGAGTTGGGAAGCGGCGGTTCCTGAAATGACCATTATGTTAAATAGGGCTACTTTTCCCGATTTTTTCTCAGTTCCAGTAACTGCTCAAAACTCAGGTGACTGAGGTCGGTATTGTTCGGGGTCATTGAGCCGTCACTCGACCTATGATTAATCTCCTGCTGCACCAACTCCCCGTATTTCTTCGGTGCCACTTTCGTGATGAACCACTTGCGCGTATCGACACGCAATTTTGCCTTAGCAACTTCCGCAGGATCAGCAATGCAATCATCGGCAATCTCCAGCGTTTCCTCAATTAGCGTCTCTGCCTGAACCTCGCGCGCATGCGCGTATTGGTCGCGAAACTCTTGGTTTTCAGCCAGCCAGCGGAATACAGTGGCCTTGTTTGGCATGCCCGGACGCTTACAGATGCTTCTTAAGCTTTCACCTTCGGCCAGCAATCCGCAGATATCGTCAGCCACCTCCGGTAAATAATCAGAGGGGCGACCTAATTTGTTTTGTCGTCCCATGTTCCATTTCCTTAACTTTCCGAGGAATCAATGAACCCCGTGCCATATTGAATTTGTACCGCTTCTTGCAAAGTAGCATCCCGCCATAGGGGATCAGTCCTATCCATACTGTGAGTTCCCAACCGTGTTTTTCTGACCAGGACTTCAACTTGTAGTACCGGGCGAGATGTCAGCATTTGTTTCCTGAATCTGAAATGCCCAGTTATTCCCAACTCGGTTTGATTCAATGGTGGTATGTGCTCAGGCATATTTACCTCTCTATTCAGAATAAATAACTACTCCGGTTTATATAAGCCCGTGCAATCTCGACATCACGGTAGTCCAAAACCTATACAAACCTCTATCAAGCACCCGAATGTGGATGCTTTGCAGAATTTTGTGGAATGGTCACTCAGATTTATATAACGCAAACATTCCATTCACAGCTTCATCTAATTTCTCTCGATACCATCTGGATTCATTAGTCGGAGTTCGTCTTTCTTTTGATAAGACATCTCGTTGCGTTTTCGTATAATCATGCGCCAATCTGAGAACTTCGACCTGAACCACAGGGTCTAAATCTGATAGCTTCATGCCTTCTTACCTTTGGGCTTCTCAGTCGAATACTTACTAGCCCATGCCTTGGCAACACTCAGGCAATCCTCAAACTTCTTACCCTTTCTGCTCGCTGAACCAGAACGGCGGTAATGCTCTACCGCTCTGTCACTTGCCATCCCTGCTATAGAGGAAGAAAAGCCGAGCTTAGTTAACTCGGCCTGTACGTTCTTCTCGATAAATTGTTCGTGGTTCATGCGGGTTCGCCCTCTTCATCGGGGAAATCACCGAGGTCAGGGATGGAAAACTGAGTCAGTCCTAATGCTAACTTCGTAGCCTCTTTGATGCGTTTGATATCCCTCTTGCGCTGGGTCATCAATCCACTGCCTTTTTGCCCTCTATGCTGAAAAGATGCCTTATCAAAAGCAGTAATTAAATCATGCATCTTCTGCCCAGTTAATTGGGTCATAGTCGTAATATCCAGAGTTCCAATATCGATGTTGGATTCTTTCTCTATGATATCTAGTAGCCACTTGCGTAACTCCTTCGCAACCTTAGTTCTCGACACCATTCCGATAAGGTGCGCCCCTCTGGAGGAAAAGAGCCTGACATCTGAGGATAATTCACCGTAACTCATTGATTTTGCCGAGGCCGTCACTTTGACCACAGTCGTCATAGTCTCCGTGAACTCATCTTTATGCCTTTGGTAAATCTTGTTTACTTGCTTCATATCAGCATAACCAAGCAATCCTGCTAACTGCTCGCCCGTAAACCAAATCTTGTTATCACTATTATCAAACGGAGTGATCTCATGCTCTTTGAAAGTTAATGCTGTGCTCATCGGGTATTTTCCTTATAGAAAATCGAACCTGCTCACGTAGAAAGCCGCCCGCAGAAATACCCATTAACGGATTTCCCAGGTTCGACTTTCTGTAAGGCTGCGTTTTATTAATATGCGCGGTGAGTGCGCAGTGAAATGCAGATACAAAAATGCCACCAGTGTTAACTGATGGCATGGGGTATTCCTTTAACCACTCAGGGGAATGGGTAAAGAAGTAAAAATCTAGTGGTTATTTATAATTTCGGTGATTCTATTAAAAATAATTTCAGCATCTAATTTATTTTTTTTAAATTGTTCAACTTTGTTGTTCCTATCAGCTCGGCTTTTATCAATCCATTCTAGTGAGTATTGATATTCTCTAGCTAGCGTCTTAATAGCTTCAACAGTTACCCCAAACGTTCTTGTTGCACAGACAATGACATTACAATCAGATACAATAAACTCACGAACCTTTTTATCTAAAACTGACTCTATATCACCGCTAGTTGAAATACCTATTCTAATATTATTTATAACAAATATAGCAACGCTCTCTTTCTTGAATTTATGTTTCTCACACTTAACACCATCTAAGGACTTTAATAACTCTATCAGTAAAGTTAGAGTCTCTGTTTTTCCTGTATCACCAGCACCTTTGAGAGCTAACATGCTTTTAGTGTTCATTAGGCTACCCATTTCTATCTTAATGTTTAAGCATGATAGCCGTTGTTAATATTTTATATGTTGTTTTTTGATGCCATTCTTACAGTCTTATTTCTTCACATTGTAACATTCAGTCCTAACATACTCCTGCCACCCCAGTATCATTTGCGCTGGGGTGGCAATGTGAAGCTGCAGAAGTTAGATAATCAGCCTAATTTCGCCCTCACCAGACAATCTTTAGCTTCTAGCAGCTTACGCAACCCTGCCGACTTTTCAGCCCCATCAGGCAATAACTCATCCATTAAATGAGCTAAATCGCCGATAGGCTGACTGACTTCTTGTAGGTGCGCTGGCAGATGTGAGTATTTAAAGTACTTCATAATTGGTGACATAATAACCTCAGTTCATTGTTTATATTCAGTATTAACGTAATCCTGCAACCCCAGAATCATTTGCGCTGGGGTGGCAATGTGTTATTTCACTTCATGCAGTTTTTGTTTGAGCAAATAACCTTCTAATGACCAAATCTTATTAACTGCATTTTGACGGGCAATCTTACGACCAATTTCGGCATCGAAGTTTTCAGGGCTTGCGAATGCACTTTCACCGGTGACAGTGAAGCCGTTTTTCAGTGTAAGAACACAAAAAGTGAGGAGCTTGGCACTCTCTATCGCTTCAATCGGAGCGTATACTAAATCTGGATTGTCTTTAGCTGATCCAGAAAGCCCATCATAAGCAGTGAAATACATCTCATAAGTAATGGTGTTTTCAATATGTTCAGGTGTAACACGCGCCGCTGTTTTGCCTTTTTCCTGAATTTCTTTTTCAATATCTTGGTTTGTCATTTCTTCACCTTATAACATTCAGTATTAACGTAATCCTGCAAGTACTTCGTCTGCCGTTCGCTCTCCGCCATCATTCGGAGGAGATCGTAATAATCTTGTCGAGCTGCTTCTGTAAGTTGTGGGGTTCCTGCGTCGCCCATGCTGCGGGAGGAAGTGGTTTCAGACACGGGACAGATGGCTTTGATGCGCAACTTGCGACGGCCAGCGGCAACATCAGCCCGAAGAGTGTCAATTTCAGATTTGGCATTCGTCAGCTCCTGT